CCCAACACACATATTGACAGATCTTTGTTTTCGTGTTATAAATACAGCTGACACAACAAGAACACAAACACACACACAGAAAGGAGTTTAAGTTATGTCAAACATCAAATCAAAAAGCGGCTACGAAATACGTGCCGATCTATTAGGACTTGCCAAACAAATGGCGGAGTTCAACTACAACATCAAGCTAGCAGAATACGAAGCCACCGTGAAGAAGGACGGCGAGCAAGTGGTTGCTGAGTTCAAGGCCCCAGTGATGACGGCAGAGGACATCATCGACACTGCAAAGAAGTTCAATGAGTTTGTGACCAATGGTTCAAATGTCGCGGAACAGACCAAAGTATTGATGGAAAACGTGAAGACTTTCAATGAGAAGGTGCAGGAGAGTTTCAAACCTGAGACCATCCAGAAGAATATGAAAGAATTTCAGGACAACGTCCAGAAGTTCTACACAGTTTTCACCAACGGTGTAGCTAAAAACTAAAACCCAAAAAAACGACGCTCCGAGCTCGGCAACGGGCTCGGTGTGCCAATAGGAATTTTAAATGTGGCCCTACAACGAACACGAAAATGATATGCTGAGCCAACCCAATAAAAAGATTCAGCGTGATAGAGAAAACGGCAGACCTTTGTATTTGGCCCTGCTAGGTGTGATTCTCATCGCGTTGCTGGTGCTGGCCGTGGCTACATCAGTGAAAAGCTTCATGGTAATAGGCAACTAATATCGGAAACATTTAAAAGGTAAGTACATTATGTTCACCATAATGGATTTTTTTCCATCACACACACAGAACAAGGCCTATGATGTCTATCCGGCCATAGGAAACAACAGCAATTTCAATCCCAACGCAGGCAATTTCCAGGAATATACATACGAGCTGGAGTGGATGGAATGCCATTGGAACCATGTGTACAAATGCATCGACATGGTGACTGCCTATTGGTACCCATGGATAGATCGGAACGCCCTGCACCAAATGTATCCGGACCTATACAATTAGATCTAAAATAGTCTGCAATTTGCCTTTTATAGATTTATTATTGAGGGTGTTCCTGAGACCAGCATGTAAGTTTTTTGGCCAGCACTCGAACGCACACCACGCATATGAGCTGTGTTCACCGTTGAGTTTTGGTAAAAATTCTTCGCTCACACAGATCACATAGGTGTTGAAAAAAAATTTTTGATCGTTGCTGGTGAACAGCTCCAATGGTATGACTTTTTTGAAGGCTCCTGTGTAGCCAATCTCCTCGTGTATCTCTCTTTTCAAGCCCTCGAAAGCGCTCTCAGTGTATTTGTTCCTGCCACCAACCAATGCCCACATGCCACGGGTTTTTTCATCATTGCGTTGCAGGAATAAAAATCTTTTGGTATTCACCGCGTAGAATAACGCTCCAGAACAAATTATATTTGTTTGCATTTATAAATTATAGCACAAGCGTCCACTTACCTGCAATATAGATCCCTTCGTAGCTCTTTACCCAGTTTGTGCCGTTGTATTTGTATTGAATTCCAGTATTGAGATTGGTGACATATTCTACTGTGGAATCAAAATCAGCCGCTGCCCATACCACGCTCCATGTGTTAGTTGAGCTGTTGTATTGTACTATATCATTGGCCTGGGCATCCAAATTTCCTGGCCAATATTGTGTGCTGTCCCCAATGTCCTGTGTAATAAGGAATCTTGTGCCATTGGCTGGAGTAGCACTCGCATCAAATGTTAATGGATTTATAATTTTATTAACAGAAGCTATTGTATTGGCGGGTATGGTATCAGAATCAATATTAAACAATAAAATGCTCTCATCCAGCGGAGACGCTGATATAGTGCCCACAACTTCATTGCCGTTATCTTGTGTCAACTTCACTTGGCTCAATCCATTAGTAATTTTTCCATATTGATTTAATAATATATTCCAATTAATTGGGGGACCAAATGTCTCGAAAGGATCTAGCGTTGTTGCTTCTCTCGCCCCTGTATAGAAACCATCCCCGCCCGAGCTTACATTTATGCCCGTGCTGCCCAATATTAAAAATTGGTTGCCGGTCAATAATAGAGCATAATTGTTTGGAGTCACATAAGATTTTGATATTAAAGTTCCGTCAATCAATCCTTTGGTGATGCCTCCATCGTCGTCATAGATGCTCATAATGATCTTTTGTATCACTCCCAATTTGGAAACTTTGACGGGAGGAGATAACCAAATAGGCATGCTGAAAGTCATAGATGCCACATCAATTTCCACTTCGGCTCCAACAGGAATAGATCTTGAACTGAAATTTATGTCTTTCAATTCGATATAACTCAAGCTGGTCCAGTCGATATAATTGTCGCTTTTTTGAATTTCGAAGTCCGGATTGAACAAGTACAGAATTTGTTCTAATATCTGCAATTTCATATCAGTGTTTGTGGTATAAATGTCTGCCTTCACTGTCAATCTAAATGGGCTGGGCATAACTTTTTCTATGGTGTATCCAGCACCTAAGGCATTATCATATTGTCCAGTGGCCTCATTGTAATTTCTTTCTTTGAGATGTTGTTTTTCTACGTGATAAGGATTTTGCATTCTATCTCTGTCATATTCAAGCGCTGAGATGTAACAAGCAATCTTGGGAGCAGATTGTAGCGCATTCTCGCTGTTGTTCCTAATAATGTTGGCCACCTGTCGCGTCATGTCACCATAGGTCACAGGAACCTGTCTCAACTGTACCTGGCCACTTGTGCCCTTGCCCAACTCAATGGAAAAATTACTCAGCACTCTAATGAACTGAGTCACGAATTTCCTTATCTGACCATCGTAAAAATGAAGCATTAATTATCCGCCTTGGGTTTCAGAGCATCTGTCAATGATTGTCTCTGCTCAACTGTCAAGCCATTGATCGTAGCAGTGCTGCTGTTGTTAATGAAACCAGTTTTAAATGTGTTTCTAGCATTGGTATTGGTAGTGGTCAATCTCACAGCATCTTCTACCTTGATCCATCGCACCCCATCGAAACGGAACAATCTATTAGGCAAAAAATCCAATCTCAAGAAATAATCACCCTTGTTGACATTGGATGTTGGGAAGCTGGTTCCCGCTCCAGCAACATAACCATTGGGTGGAATGCCATCGCCGTTGTAATAAAAACCATAATGGCTGCTGGCCGGAGTATCCAGCACAGCATTAATTGGCTGATTAGACGAGATTGATGCATTGGAATTTATACCGTCCAGCCTTACGTTGCCTCTCTCATCTATAGGAGTCACATAAAATTGCTTGTAATTGAACCCAGATTTTGGGGCATCCGCTTCGGCCTGATTTATGATCGCATCATTAATTTCTCTTTCTTTATTATAAGTGCTCATATAGCTGGCAAGTGATCCGGCGGTGGTAGCATCACCTATGATATCACGGAATTCTTGACTGTCCACCAGCGTTTTTAATTTTAGTCTCAATAGGTGTGGCCAATAAGTTGGAGAAAATCCTTCTGCTGATCTGTTCACGTCTTCGACAACATAGAATCTTTTCAGTGCAATGGGAATGCTGGCGTCTAGACTGTAATCATCTTTCAAATGCGGGAATTCTATAACATCTCCGCTCATGGGCTTCCTGCCCAATCTTTCAACCACATCATTCAGATGCACAGTTAAGAATAGGGTGTCGTTTTGCAGAAACATGCCGAATTGGCTGAGATTGAAATCTGTGTCCTGCACGTTATAGATACCTCTCACTACATATACGTCTTTGTCATATTTTCTATCTCTATTTTCTAAAAATAACAAATCTTGTATAGTTCTTTCATTCAAGTTACTGCCACTGTAATGAGGTTGTGTGGGGCTAGCATCACCGTCCTTGGTGCCTTCTTCTCCTTGATCATATATTCCAACGTATTTGTGTAGAAAAACATCAGTTCCTCCCACCTGGAACATCTCATTTATATTGCGATCAAAAAACTTATAATCGTTGCCTTTTTCTGGCTTGTATATTGATAAACGTGGCATACTAACCATATTTATGGAAAAGCATCTAGCCATAAATATCCATATGTCAGAGTTACAAACAGCACAGCAACAAGTTTTTGATTACGTAAAAACCATGCTGGGAGACGGTATGATTGAGGTGGAATTGGACCCAAAACACTATCAAATCGCACTGGAAAGAGCAGTGAACAGGTATAGGCAGAGATCCAACAATTCAGTAGAGGAGAGCTATGCCTTTTTGGATCTCATACAAAATCAAAACAAATATATCTTGCCAGACGAGATCATCAACGTCAGAGAGATTGGAAGGGCTACAGTGGGGTCACGAGGTGATGGACAGGGAGGCACATTATTCGAACCATTCAATCTAGCATACACCAACACCTATCTATTGAGAGCAGGTGCTGTGGGCGGATTGGCCACCTACTATGCTTTCGCATCTTACCAGGAGCTCGTTGGCAAAATGTTTGGCTCCTTCATTCAATTCCATTATGATAACGCAACCAAAACATTGACAATTACCCAACGCCCACGAGTGGACGGAGAGAGGGTAATTTTGCACACTGATAATTTCCGACCAGACATTGTGTTGCTTAACGACATCTACAGTAAACCCTGGATTAGAGATTACACATTGGCGGTGAGCAAGGTTATGCTCGGCGAGGCCAGAGGCAAGTTTGCCACCATCAACGGCCCACAGGGAGGGACCACCCTCAATGGAGAAACGTTGCGGCAGGATGGCATGGCCATGATGGAGAAACTGGACCAGGAGATTGCACTGTTTATCGATGGCGGAAAACCAACCAGTTTTATAATTGGTTAATCCTTTTTATTACCTTTTAATTCTTTAAAACTTCAGATTAAATAAATCGCTTATGGCTTATACAGGCATCAAAAATATAAAAGATTTGTCCTTCCAAGAATTAGAAGAGTTGGTCACCGCGTTGGAAAATATGAGTCGCGTGGCCGATCGATCCGAAATGCGAAAGCAAATATTAAAAACCGTGGAAAAAGTCAAACAAGAGATTGCAAAAAGAATAAAAAAACTATAATATAATCCTATGCTGATAGGATTGGTAGGCTTAATAGGATCTGGCAAGGACACTGTGGCAGAATGCTTGGTTAGTAATCACGGATTTCAACGAGATAGCTTCGCAAAATCATTAAAAGATGCTGTGAGCGTGATATTTGGTTGGGATCGAGCACTGCTGGAAGGAGCCACACAGGAGAGTCGCATGTGGAGGGAGAGAGTTGATCCTTATTGGAGCAACAAACTCAACCAGCCGGTGACCCCTCGATACATTTTACAGTATTGGGGCACAGAAGTGATGCGGGGACATTTCCATGACAGCATCTGGATCGATTCATTTATTGCTCGCTACAATGGTGGAAAAATAGTGCTCAGCGACACAAGATTTGTTAATGAGATAGAAACCATCAAGGCATTGAAAGGCAAAGTTGTTCTGATCAAAAGAGGCGCCATACCCACAAAAGAGGAAATGCAAGAAAAAACAGTGCATCAAAGTGAGTGGGATTGGATCGGACAAACATTTGATTATGAGATAGATAACTCCGGCAGTTTAGCGACGCTAAAAACGCAGGTGGATCATATGATCAATCATCTACTTCTAAATCACCAATAGACCATCCCAATTCTTGGGTACTTTTTAATCTTTGGCAGTTGGCGCAGATGGTTTTCAAATTATACACACTGGTGTTGTTCCGGTTGCCATCCACATGAAAGACGTCCATTTGCTGTTCATTGACTGCTTTGAAAGCGCATAATTCGCAGCGAGCCTTTTTACGGTATCCAGAAAGCAACCAACGAGAAGCACCAGTAACTTTAAGATTTTTTTGTTTACGTATGCAGGTATCACACTGGCTACGCCAATAGATTTTTTCTTGTTTGCGATAGCCGTAAGCCCTGGGATTACTCATACAAGTTTTACAAAGTGGTCTTTTCATAGCATTATTTACGTGCCCTATATAGGCACCAAAAATGACAAGATAACGCCGCAAAAACTATTCACAACGCTAAATAAGTCTAGATATACTTGCAAGGAGACTAAACAATGGCATTAACATCACCAGGCGTAGAAATACAAGTTTTAGACGAAAGTTTCTACGTTCCAGCAGACGCGTCGTCCACGCCTTTAATAATCATAGCAACTGCTCAAGACAAATTGAACGGAGCAGGCACAGCCACAGCAGCAGGCACAAAAAGTGCTAATGCAAACACCGTTTATTTGATCTCTTCTCAGAGAGAGCTGACTGAGACTTTTGGAGATCCAAAATTTTTCACAGATGCATCAAGCAATCCTCGGAATGGTTATGAGTTAAATGAGTATGGTCTACAAGCAGCGTACTCATTTCTAGGTATTGCCAACAGAGCTTTCGTACTACGAGCCAATGTTGATCTAGGTCAACTGGTGGACTCTACTAGTGCTCCTACATCAGCACCAACCAACGGCACCTATTGGTTAGATCTAAATAAAATAGTCCCTGGGATTTTCGAATGGTCGGCAACAGATCAATCATTCACCACAATCACTCCTATCTATATCACATCGACCGATAATTTAGTTGGTGGTGTATCTACAGGCATTCCATTAACATCGATTGGCACTGTTGGGCAATATGCTATCAACACCACTCTTTTCACAAACAAGATTTATTTGAAAACAACGTCCAATACCTGGGTGCAAGTGGGCAGTGCAGCGTGGAAAACGGCCATTGGCGCTAATGCAAAATTTTTACAAGCTTCGCACATTAATAGACCGTTATGGAAAACTGCAGAAGAAGACAGACCCACTGGGTCAGTGTGGTTCAAATACACCACTCCAAATGCGGGCGCTGACGTAGTAATCAAAATATACAACTCAGCCACCAAAGCATTCTCGGAAGTGGATGCCCCTTTCTATTCCAACAATCATGCAGCCATCTATGGAATCGATCCTGTTGGTGGAGGCACTGGCATCACTGCAGGAACACTTTACACCCAATACAACGTCACCGAACAATCATTGCTAGGCGCGTTCGACACAACAGATAGCCTGGCAGATTTCCAGGTATTCAGATATGAAGGCGGAAAAACCGTTATCATATCTAAAACCGCAGCAGCCACTTTCACAGCAGGTCATTCAATCAAGATCGCTGAATCAATAGTGGGACAAGCAGCGTTGGAAGAACAATCAGAAACAGTGACACTTGGTGGCACAGCAAACACTGACTTCGTTGCGGCTATCAATGGTGCGGGATTCGTCAACATCGGGG